GACACTTTTACTAAAGGTGTTACTAATACAAATGGTGTTTCAGCAGGAAACGCAACCATTAATCCTATTTCCGACAACTTTTATTCTAGTTTGAGAACTAGAAGCGTAGTAGAGCCTGATTATATTTACACAAAGAAACCTAAGATTAGTTCGGTAGATCCGAAACTTAGAATGGAGTACGAAAAAATACTTAATAAGCCGTTTTTTGTAGAAAATTGTAACTGGGGCGACGATTTACTAAAAGGAGACATTATAAGGGAGTATAATATTCCCTATGATATTCTTAACAATGAGTTGTCAAAATATCCGTTTATCACTTCAGTCTTATATAGAGCTAAAATTTCTCTGATTTTTCAAGTAGCAGGTACTCCGATGCACCAAGGAACGGTTATAGCTTCGGCTGGTCCATACACCAATTCATTCCCTGCTGTTAGGGAATTTTCTATTAATAGAATGATGGCGGCTCCTCATGTCTTTCTATCAGCAAATGAATCTACTCCTGTCAGACTGCAGGTTCCTTTCTATTCTCCAACCAAGTTGATGTATTGTAATATACCATCAGATGCTTTACATTATAATGATAGAAGAGGATACTCAGCTCAGGTTAATTTAAAGGTCTTAAATCCTTTGGCTAAACCAGACACTTCCGCTAAGTCGGTAACTATATCAGTACATGCAGTTTTTGACGACTTAGACTTCTTTGTTCCGCATATATCACCATCATGGGAAAAACCTGCTACTTTTGTAGCGGAAGGACTGGGAGAAGTGGTGTCGTCAGCTATAGACGGAGTATTTTCAGTGGGAAAGAGATTTACTAGAGATTTATTAGACACAGCTCGAGGAGCTATTAGGAAGTATACGGGATTGCATAATCCTAACAATCCTCGTGTGGAACATAAAGTTTCAACGACCATGAGACAAACTCCTAACAACGTAGACTCAACCACTACTTTTGAGAAGATGGACCCGTACAGTGATTTTGCTCGCATAACACAGGATTACCTTTTTGATACAGACGTAGATGAGATGGATATGAGTCAATTGTTAACGAAGCCTTATTACTTAGATACTTTCGTCGTTAATACTAGTGATAAAACTGGAACGACGCTGTTCAGCAGACCCATTTCACCATTTCAACAAGGACTCACTCCTAGAAAAGTGGAGAGCATTTTCCACAATGGTTCGGGAACGCCGCAATTGCTAGAAGTCATCCCATTTGACATACCATTACAAGCCTTTTATATGTTGTCTAGGTTCTGGAGAGGAAGCATCAATATTCATATTCAGTCTAACATGTCGAATTTCCATTTTTGCAAATTGGCTGTAGCAAGAAATTATGCTCCTGAAACACCTCAGCAATCAAATTTTCCTGTATACAGTTCTATCCAAAATTTAATGGTTGAGACTATGGAGTTTTCAGGAGGAGGTCAAGTGCAAACTGTTAAGTTACCTTTTATATCACAATTTGACATGAATCCTTGTGTTACAGATTATGAATCCAATCAGTTCAATGGAGTTTATTACATCTATTTGGCCCAACCTCTGGTGACAAATGGGTCTGTAGCCACTACTGTGCAGTTTAACATTTATTTGTCAGCAGGAGAAGATTTCCAATATTACGGTTACGCCACCAATCCCATGTATCAAATTGCGGCCACCAACAAAAAGGAAGAGGAACAAGGATTTGTTGCAGAAGCAGCAGCTATGCAGCCAGTTTCAGACCAATCTTCTATTACTAATCCAGGTTTTACAGGCGATGATCCTAGAGATGAATTTATGAGACCAATTTGCAATGTGCGTGATTACTCTCGCAGAATGTACAGAACATTCCGAAAGAAAATGACTAATGACACTCTTAAGGAAACTAAAGGAGTCTTCGCTTTGGATGTCAACGATTTGATTACAAATCCTGTCCCAGTCCCTCAAGCTGGAAATACAGGAGCAGGAGTTGTCAACCCTATAGGATTGTTAAGATCACTGTTTCTCGGATACCAAGGAGGTATAAAGTTTAAAGTAGTTGTAACAGGAACTACTAATGCTCAAGCTTGGTATGTTCCTCCAGGTTATTCAACAGGTGGCCTAGATAGAATTCCTGGAGCCACGCAGCAACAAATCAATGCTTCCTGTCCAATAATAACAGGACCAGGCACGCCTCCTATTACCGTGACAGGAATAAATACGATGTACGATATAGAATATGACGATGAGATCTTTAGTACTAGCTGGAGTTCTCCTAGTGTAGTAGTTGAAAGACCCAACTACGTCGTGCCTTGTACTACTGCAACAACACATGGAGTAGGCAATGAGAAGAGCGTGTTAATGGGAGTTTCAATATTAGAAGGTCACATTCCCAACTTGTCTCCTTATAGGTTTGTCGGAACTGGTTTGGACTTAAATGGATTAACTAGTACTTCAGATTACTATCTTCCTACTAGGAATTTGGGTTTCCTAGTCATATCAATGGGAGAGCCCGCACTATTGGCCCCCGGAGTGGCCAATGACCCAACGCAAGTAGAACTATCTGTTTTTGTATCTACTGACGATGAAGCACGTTTTGGCTTCCAGGTTAATGCTCCTGTATTAGCATTACCTACATGTATAAACAAGGAAGACAAACCAGTTATATGAATTCGAATAATTACTTTGTGGATTATCAAACTACAGCACCGGTTATAGCAAAAGTTAACCCGGCAACGGTTTATTACACAAAACG